TGGTAATTGAGGTGGTAAGTAGGGAACTTAAGTATCGTGAGAATGCTGAACAAGTCATATTCAAGGCTTTTTTCAAATCATGACAACAGACGATGCAACAAAGAGTTAACACCGAAAGTCACAGATGCCGATGATCCAATATTCACTCTGAATGGTTGGACAGACCTTTGATACCTCTCATGGGACTGGCATATACTTGGCTCGGTTCAGGATCCCATATTTGGGTTCGAACCTGGCCGGAAGTACGTACCATGGTGCTGATCGTAAGACCAGACTATATACTTGATCTCCCCCGAGAGCATCGGGAGCATCAATATCTCTGACGTAACGAAACACTCGGCCAAGCCTCCGTGGAACAAGGAAGCCGGTCCGAAAAGATGGAAGCAATGAAAGTTTAGGCGGAATAGCGCGGTAGCGGCTCTTGTAGTCGCTAAACACACTTTTCCTAAAGCTCCGAAGACTATTTACCCAGCTCGTTTGAGCGTTCTTCATTTTCCCTTTCAAAGGTACTGTGAAAAATGCTTCAACAGCGAGGAGGTTTAGTAACTCGGACTCTGGAATACCCACATCAGTTCTTTTAAACTGTTTGAGTCTTTTCATCGCATGCGACCAAAACTGTAGTGCCGTGGACGGGGGCAATCGGGGAGGTTTAATTCTACCGAGAGCCAACATATCAGCCGCGACCGTGCCCATCCGCAAATTCATTTCGGATGGCTTCGGTCCGCCTGCCACGATCGGAAATCCAAGACCACCCAGATCTTGCGGAAGAAACCACGGAATCCCTTTTAGGTTTTCCATGAGCTTCCGATTGATCCGGATGAAGTCGAGGAGTAACTTCACGCGAAGAAACTCTGGTGCACTACGAACGAGCTCTGTCACTCTCTGGCCAAGGTCGGTCCCGTCTTCAATGACAGCCGCACCCTCGCCACCTGATCTCTTCTGATTGAACAAAAGGCCATAGTTAATACTAGGCACAGGACGGTAATAAACTTTACGTTTTCCGTCATGTCCGAACGAATCCGGCTTATATTCGAAGAGTTGAGAGTTAATAGACATGAGATCGCGCGCGAATAAAATCTTACCTATAGAGGCAGATGTACCCGCTGCTTTCGCAATGACTTCATGAAGACGTCGACCTAGATCAGTAGTGATCATGAGTCCATCATCTCCATTTACCAATAGTTTCATATTCCTTAAACCGATTCTACGGCCAGTCGCTAATTCTTGCGACAGCCGGCAAATTGTTGCATTAATAATGCATAGAACCGGAAAAGAAACAATGGAACCCATCAGTTGGCCAACAAGTTGTTTGACTAGCTTGTGTTTCGTAACCTTTTTGTCTTGGTAGGTCATACCAATAGGAACAGCTATTTTGTGATTGACAAGTAAGTCCTCGAAGAGGCCTGTCGCCCACCGTGTTAATCCTAACCGATCACCTAGATCCTCTGCAACGCGCTCGGAGAGAGCAGCGACAAAGGAGTCAGTAGCAGCAGTGTAGTCCAATGAGTAAAAAAACTCATCAGGACATAGCTTAGAACCAAGTTGGTCCCTCACTGCACTTGCCGTAACTGGCTCACCGATAAGACGGAAAACGGGGTGCTTCCGCAGCTTACGATGAACGTATTTCTGTATGGGCTTAAAGAGCGTCTGAAGGACGGGATTACCCTTGGTAATGATCCGCACTTTCAGTGCCTCTGCTAACCCAATGGGTGACACAGTATTATCTGCGTTTTTGGCCTCTCGGATGAGGAGCGCAAAGAACTCAGACCACACATCATCTAGCTTAAGCATATCCACTTCGGGACGGATACCATCGTTGTTTGGTACCACCAAGTGAACTCCCTCAAACTTTTTGAAGAACGAGCTGTTCTCATCACGAAAGTAACCCGCTGCGCCAAAGTCTTCCCTCGTCATGTTATAATTTGACGATGTTGACGGTATGCGGGGAGTACGGACCTCCAATTCGAGCGCCTCAAACGAGCTGATGGGGAATAATTCCTTAACAGTCCGTGTGAGCTCCTCGAGGAAGTCTGACTCAAAGATGGTCCCTGATAGAACTCTGTCTAGGTTTTTCTTCCAAGACAGAAAGTCTTTGAGACCACCTATTTTTTGCTCGGCCACATGTTCGTGGTCGGCCCAAGAGATCTCCTGGAGGAGAAGATCTTCATAAGACCCATAGTGGCCGGTCCGTGGGGGCTGAAAAGAGGGATTCGTTTTCCACACCGCCCTTTTAAAGGCGAGAGGTCTTCCATTGTTGAAAGACTTATGTGTAGAGATCGTTTCCACAAACTTCTCAACCGATGCTTTAACCTCATCTTCTCCGGGGCGGGGAAGACCTTGCTTGACACGCAGAATCGTAGCACAAAACGAACGGAAACGTTCAGGCTGAAACTTCTGCAGGTGTCGCGTCCAACGGTGTGCTCTGCCGCCCAACAAAACTCTGGGGTTTTCCTGGATTTTGGGCAAAGGCCACGTCGGAGGGACTCGGAGTGAGTCCAAGGTTTGCATCGGTGCTCTAGTCGCGTGGAATGCGGCATATTTCCATTTGAAAAACTTGTAGACCGAGAGGCCTGCAGTCTTCCATGCGGAACACACCACTGTCCAGTGCGCGACAGTCTTCCCAAGAGTGTACGGCTTATCTGCGTAAAAGCGCAGAAAACCGTAGTCAGTATAGACGCGAAGCGTCTTCCTACTTACCTCTTCAATCAAGCCGAGTTCGGCTTGAGTCAGGACATTGGGAATTGTCCTGGGAGGATTGGATAAGCCCTGACCGCAAGTGTGCGGCTTAGCGTTATCCCTTCTTCCTACCATCGAAGGATCGGGCACTACCCGAGTCTTTTGTATCATCTTATTTAAATATCGGAATTTGTTTTGTA